AAAACAAGTTGCTATTTGCAGAAGGCAACGCTATAAAATATATCTGTAGACATCAATCGAAGGGAAAGGAAGAGGACGTGAGAAAAGCTATACACTATTTAGAGATGATTATTGAAAGGGATTACTCATGAGAAATACTCAAATTCCTTTGTTTACTCCTGAAACGGAATGGGTAATGCCAGACAGTTTAAAAGATTTAAAAGGTTATAAAGAAATAGCAATTGACCTAGAAACAAATGATCCAAATTTATTAAGTCTTGGTTCTGCTAACGTTGCAGGCGATGGCCACATAGTTGGCGTAGCTGTAGCTGTTGATGGTTGGAAAGGTTATTACCCTGTTGCACATGAAGGTGGTGGTAACATGGATAAGAAATTAGTTTACTCTTGGTTACAAGATATACTTAATCAAACTGATACCACATTTATATTTCACAATGCAATGTATGATGTGTGTTGGTTGCGTCGAGAAGGTATGACAATAAATGGCCACATTGTTGACACAATGATTGCAGCCAGTCTTATTGATGAAAACAGATTATCTTACAGACTAGATATACTTTCTAAACATTATGTAGGAATTGGTAAGGACGAAAAAATTTTAATTGAAGCTGCTAAAGATTATGGTCTTGATCCTAAAAAAGATATGTGGAGATTGCCAGCGCTTTTTGTTGGACAGTACGCGGAACGTGATGCGGAGTCTACACTAAAACTTTGGCAAAGATTAAAAGTGGAATTATTAAATCAAGAATTGATGGACGTGTTTAACCTGGAGACAAAATTGTTTCCATGTTTAGTTGACATGAGATTCAAAGGTGTAAGAGTTGATCTTGAAAAAGCGGACAATATTAAAAAAAATCTTATGGATCGAGAGGCTAAAATTGTCAGTAAAATCAAGGGTTTAACAGGAATTGACGTAGAAATACATGCAGCACGAAGTATAGCAAAAGCTTTTGATAAATTAAAACTTCCATATGATAGAACAGAAAAAAGTAATGAGCCAAGTTTTACAAAAAACTTTTTACAAAATCATCCACACGAACTACCAAAACTAATTGCAGATGCAAGAGAGATAAATAAAGCTCACACTACATTTATAGATTCAATTACAAAGCATGCACACAATGGTAGAATACATGCAGACATAAATCAAATTAGATCAGATCAAGGTGGAACTGTAACTGGTAGATTCTCAATGAGTAATCCAAACCTACAACAGATTCCTGCAAGACATCCTGAACTGGGTCCAATGATTAGATCTATATTTATTCCAGAAGAAAAAACTACATGGGGATCATTTGACTATTCACAACAAGAGCCAAGAATTTTAGTACACTACGCAAAGTTACAAAATTTAGAAGGTGTTGATGAAATTGTAGAAGCATACAATCAGGGTGATGCGGACTTCCACCAGGTTGTTGCAGACATGGCAGGCATTGAACGTAAACAAGCCAAAACAATTAATCTTGGTTTGATGTATGGTATGGGTAAAAATAAATTGATGGCCGAATTGGGTCTAATGAAAGACTCTGCAGAAAAATTAATAAAACAATATCACACAAAAGCTCCATTTGTTAAACAACTTATGGACAATGTATCTCGTAAAGCAAACGATAGGGGTAAAATAAGAACGCTATTAGGCCGTGCGTGTCATTTCGATCTTTGGCAGCCGGTGCAATTTGGTGTATTCAAACCATTACCATTAGAGATGGCAAGAAAAGAATATGATGAGCCTTTAAAACGTGCGTTTACGTACAAAGCATTAAACAAATTAATACAAGGAAGTGCTGCAGATATGACTAAAAAAAGTATGGTAGCTTTATATGAAAATGGTATAATACCACATATACAAATTCACGATGAAGTGGATATCTCTGTTGAATCTCCAGAAAAAGCTGAACAAATAATAGAAATAATGGAGAGTGCAGTAGAGTTAAAAGTTCCAAACAAAGTGGATTATGAACAAGGAGATAATTGGGGCGATATTAAGTAATGGCTTTATTGAATGCAGACATACCACCCATTTATTGTAAAGTACGGAAGGAGTATCTTTATGACTTTAAAAAACATCAGGGAGAAAGTGACGAATGCGTTATCTTTGGCCTTACTAGTATGGCAGGTGCCGCTACATTATTTAACATTATGTTACCAAATGGTGCGGTCTTTTTTAGGTTGCCTATCGCAGCGTTTTTCCAAAAACATCTTGATAGAGAGCAAGTGCGAGATATGCAGGTTGACGAGCTTCAACTGTGGAATAGCTTCAGCTATTATCCTAGTGTGCATATGTTTAATTATCTAACATCACAACGCGGCAAATATTTCGGAAAAGATAAAAAAGAACATTTTGGAGAGTATCTCTTCACAATTGATTGGTGTCATCCTGAAAGTAATATTCTGGATACTGAACACAGTGAGATTCCTCACGAGCATAAGTGTGGACATGTGTTGGCTCTTGATAATGGCAATTATGCTATTCAGCCTAACAATAGGATCCTTTGGAATATTAGTAATTTTACCACTCGAGACGACATACCTGACTATAAGGTCCAAACTACAGAATGGAATGTCGAGAATAAAGGCTGGGTTACAGAGGATACTGATAAAATGTTCTACAAAATAGAAGACAAATAATATATTATACTTCTAAAAAATAAAAATGCCTTATGAATTTAGCAGATCTTTTAAAAAAGAATTTTGTATTAGTACCCGTAGTAGCTTCAGTGCTGGTCGGAACATTCACTGGCGTTCGTTATATTGTTAATCTTACAGATACTATCAACACTAATCAGCAAGAAATTGTAGATCTTAAAAGAGATTTAAAAGTTGCTGAAGATAAAATTGTAGATCAAAACACAAGACTAACTTCTGCAGAATCTACGTGGCAGATGGCAGAAAATTTATACAGACAACTAGCAGATCAAGTCAGAGAACACGACTATGATATTAAGGATTTAAATAGGTAATGAATTATGGAGATAGCCAGGATGAATTATTATTTTACAGGATTAATTATTCTAGCTCTAACAATCTTGGCTCTGTTTGTAGAACCTGCATATCCTAAAAACGAATATCTTAATGAATATGGTGTGCGATGTGGTGAAATGGAATTTAGAGTTGAAGATAGAAATAACACACAAGATTATCATACATACAACTCAAGTGATTATGATAATGACTCACAAAATTTTAGTATAACTTACAGAAAATATTTAGGTACAGACTGTAAGACTTCAAAAGAAAATGTAGCAATCAAACAACAACTAGAGCTGATGAAAATGTGTGGTAGAGTTAACAGTAATCCTAGTCTTGCACACAATGAAAACTTTGCTTTACTTGTATCTAAATGTAGAGGTGTAACTCCTGCAAAAGATAACACTAGACCAGTGAATTCACAAAGTTTATGGGATGACATGAAAGATGAGTATAAAAAAGAGAACCCTGACGTCAAATTAATGAATGATAAGCTTATAGGGCCTTCTAAAAGCAAATTGAAAATTCCTCCAAAAGATTATATACTCCCACTACCAAAACCAAAACAATGATAGACAATTTTATATATAAATGCTTTGCTAAACTTGACGACTTGTTTGAATGGATGGGAAAATTATTTACACCAAAAAGACAAAAGAAAAATGGCAAATAAACCACTTAACATATCGGAGTCAGCAGCTGTGCAGATGCCGATGAAAACGGTTGCCTCTCTGATTTTACTCGTCGCAGCCGGAGTCTTTGCATACACGGAGTTGACGGCGAGGTTAGTATCGTTAGAGACATCACGTGAGCTGTTTCAAAATGATTTGCTTAAAAAAAGTGAACAGGTCCCCGTCGATCAAGAGCAGATATTTTTAATTGAGGATCTTTACAAGACTGTAGAAAAAATGGAACAAACTCAAGAAATGAATATGACTAACAAAGTAAACATAGAATTTTTAGGAGAACAATTAGATAAAGCATTAAAAGATATAGAAGATTTAAAAGATAAGGTAAGAGCAAATGGAAACGGGGCGCATTAATAGACAGATTATAGACTACATCGAATCGATGGAGAAAAAAGCAAAACAGATGAAGTTTGTAAAAGATTTAAAAAAAGAAGTTGAAACTGGCAAGCATGGTACACAAAAGTACGTTGTAAAGCAAGGTGTTAACAAAGGAAAAATTTTATGACAGAGGTAATAGTGGCTCTTCTTATGATAATCAACGGAGAAATCAAAGAACACAGAATTCAAGAATCTATGTCTGAATGCCTGAAAGGTAAGAGAGTTGCAATGCGTGATACGAAGAAACAGGTACAATACCAGTGTATAAAATCTATGGCAGAACTTGAGACAAATATAGATGGATCTTTTTC